GTATTTGCCTTTGACGAGAAAGATGTGCTGGTGAGCGAATTCTCTGATAAGAAGGCAGTTCTTTCGGCAGATTATTCCTTGTCCGTCACTTTGCGGCATACGGGGAAACTTACGTTTGTCGCATGGGGAGGCCGTAACCTAGAGGCTTATGATTTTTCTGGTTTCAAAGAAGGCGTCACGACCAAGCAGGAAATGTGGGTTGCGCTACGGTTGAAAGACAGAAGGGTCTCTTCAGTCCCAGAACCTCTGTACGTCGGGCTAGCTTCCATATCGCTGGAGAATCGGGAGGATATGGGAAGCATATATGAGTGGGTGTCCTTCAATATGCGGGAACTGACATACCGGGTACATTTTACCATCTGCCCCATCCCCGATCCATTCCCTATGGACGAGGAATTCGTCATAAGGATAGAAGATGATAACGGTGTTTATGACTTTAACGGGCAGATCGCCCTTTGCGAACGTTTTGAATACGTGGCCGAAGCCACACGTGATACGGAAAGGGTATTAAAGGCTGACTTTACGCTGATGAAGCTGGAGGAAGGCAGGAACACGCTCATATCCCTAGTCAACAAAACAACTGGGGAGATCCTTTATACCGCCAATCTGGTGGATGATATAATCATGTTCCGAAGTGATTCGGGCGAACCACCGTATAGCCTGGAGTGTGAGCATGATTTTCCCATAACATTGAAACTTAAGTACGAGAAGAGTACATGGACGTTGGTACAAGCGACCGTTCTGGACTGGAATGTTGTTTCCCGTCCCGTAGAACTAGGTGCTGATATCATTTAGGACAGATTTAAAATCCGTGTAGTATCTGAAAGGAGTTGAGATTATAAGGGGGGAAAAACGAAACGTGTCAATATGTGGTCGGCTTGAAAATGACTGATTGCTTTGGTTGTCAAAGCGTTATGATGAAGTAGGGGAGAGTGACTTGGAAAAACGAAACGTTTACATCGCTTTACATTGGGCTTACATTTTAGCCTCGTTTGAACGCCGTTCAAATGGATTGCTTTACATTGAAGGTAGGATAGGGGAGATTTCGGGTTTGTTCACCGGTTATTCTCCATGAACCTTTCCAGATCAGCTCTCATATACAAAGATAGTCAAACGGATCGGTTTATGCAAGTGGAGTGGGGGAATGCCTGACGCGCTTCCCTTTTTTATTTTATCCAAATTATTCCATATAGATAATATTTGGTATATTTGTAGTCAAATAAATGCTATATAATTATGACTAAAGTTATCCATGTGCATCTGATTTATGAAAAGAAAAACCTCTATTTCGGTAGTATTTCTGCCATATTCGAAAATCTGACGGAGAAGCAGGTCGGTATCACCAAAAGCAGCCTGTTGCATGCCGGTTTGACCGATGGAGCTGTAAAATACACGAAACGTGCAATGATTATCCAGTCTCACTTGATAAAGACTACCAGAAAGGACTGAAACAGCCTTAGAACGTCTATAAAGCCGCTTTTTGCGGCTTTTTTTGTATTCGTGTCGGAATAGTACATCAATGAAAGGCTGCTACTTATTTGAACGGTTTGAACAGTCGGAAAATTGAAAGGGTTTACACTTGGGTTTACAAGTTGGGTTTACATTTTCTTTGTTGCAAAAACGAAACGCTTCGATAGGGTTTACACTTGGGTTTACATTTTTGGATTATTTTTTTGTGATTTGTCTATATGTGTGATATTAATATGTGGTTGTTTTGTTTGTTTTTAAATTATTTCAGGGGGTAAATAATACATTAATAATAATTATTTACTCCCCTATATTTTAATTTATTGCTTTAAAAACCAATACTTTACTATTTTTTGCCCCCTTTGCCCCATAAAACTCGTTTTATCCGGCACCTGCAAGTGTTGAACTCTCCGCACCTGAAACACGCCCCACGCTTTCCTGTTTGAGTTGCATGATCGTTTGCTTGAGTATTCCTATTTCTTCCGCCTGTTGGGCTATTTTCTCTATAAAAAATGAAGTTTCAGATACTGAATTATTGGAATTGTTTGTTTTAGGAGTAACAAATATATCCCCCTCCCCCATTATTATCCATTCTATATTAATATTTGGGTATGATAATTTCAGACGGCGAAGAAGTTCTATTGATAGTTTCTTTCTTCCGCTTTTTATATCACTGATACCTGCTTTATTTGTTCCTAAAGTATTAGCAGCTTGGACATAATCTGTTATTATCCCTTTCTCCTTTAATCCATCAAGAACTTGTATAAATCTGAAATTCTCATCCATAATCTTAATAAAGTATGAAAAATTACGCTATTTTATTTTGTAGTATGAAATTCTCATGCTATATTTGCCACGTGTTCAAAGTGTGAACACCGCCCCAAAGCTACAAAAAAGGCTTGAGGTGACAATGAGAAATATAAAAAGAAGAAAATGGAAGCAAAATTTAAAAAGGGACAAAGTGTGAGAATCACCAAGAGGAACGGTGAAGTCATTGATGGTGTAATCCGCGACTGGGACTATAACATTTGTACTTTTGGTCGTGAATATAATGTCGATTATATGAAAGATGGCCAGGTCTGGACTGTGATATGTGTTCCGGAGGATGCCATACAAGAACTCCGATAGACTTCCGGGGCGGTTAGTTCAGTTGGTAGAACACGCCAGACTCCCGCAAGGGAGAGGCCATGGTCCGCGGTTCGAGTCCGCGACCGCCCGCTACAATAATTTAACTTATCAGCGAATTATGAAAGAGAGAATAGTTGTAGAATACAGCGAGGTGGGTAAGATAGCCGGTTTACTGGGGTGTTCCCGGGAAATGGTCTCCCACTCCCTTGCGTTTCGCAAGAACAGTAAGTTGGCCCGTTCCATCCGCAAGCTCGCCATCGAGCGCGGTGGAACGAAGGTAGGTGGTAACCCTCAAAAGAAGGATGGCGATGAAAAATGAGTTGATAGCATTGTTCGGTGACCAGCTGCGCAAGTTCACCGGTCTGAGTCGGAAGCAGCGCCTTTGTGTGCTTTACTTCTGCATGAGTTTTGGGGCTTTACTTTCTGTCTTCTTCATTCATCCGCTACCGGAACTTTTCATTGTGTTGAACTTTGGAAATTCCATACGATTGCTGAAGAAGTATGTCCCTTTGAATGATTTGGAGGACTGATAACAGAACGGAAAATGGAATACTATAATAATATACTGTGTGTAACCTGTGAAGAGCTTACTTCAGGAGATAATCCGGTGATGAAGTATATAACTTTATACCAAAATGTCCGTCGCGGTAACATCGAAAGTATCAACCGTGGCGGTGGCGAGGGCAATGTAGCCCTGTATTCCTATTCCTCCCTTCCCGAGAAATACAAGAAACGTTGGGTTGAGCGCCATGGCGAGCCCGAGAAACAGATGCGAGAAGAAATGATCCGTAACATAGTGAAGAAAGACGAGAAGGCCGAGAACTTTTTCGAGGATTACCGTTACGACAAGAACGGTGAGATGGTCGCTCTTCCCGAGGATGTGAAGAAGGAATACACCTGGAACGCTTCGGTGCTGAACGCGCTAATGGAAGAGTTCAAACGCTTGAGTTCATCCAATAACAAGCTGACCGGTTTCCGCCGTAACCTTTGGGAGCTTCTGCTTGTCACGAGTGAGGAATGGCGTCCGGTGTACGGGCACAGCCTTCCGGGCAGTGTGGGGCGTTTGAAAGCCCTGATAAACAAGTTCCGTCCCGACAACTACGGTGTGCTTGTGAGCGGTAAATACGGCAACAGCAACACGCTGAAGATCGAGGAGGACGGCGGGCGTTACCTTGTTGCATTGAAACGCAGCCGCGTTCCGGTTTATACTGACATGGAGATCTTCGAGGAGTACAACCGTGTCGCTCCGGAACGTGGCTGGAAGCCCCTGAAGAGTCCCCGCAGCCTCCGCGAATGGTTCAACAGCCCGCGTGTCGAACCTCTGTGGTACGATGCCGTTTATGGGGAAATGAAGGCACACCAGCGTTATGACCGCAAGCACCGAACCATCCTTCCGGGCCGTCGTGACAGCCTCTGGTATGGCGACGGCACGAAGCTGAACCTCTACTATCGTGACGAGAACGGAAACAAGTGCACTACAAGCGTGTACGAGGTGGTGGATGCCTATAGTGAAGTCCTGCTCGGTTATTACATCAGCGACAACGAGGACTATATCGCCCAGTACCATGCTTTCCGCATGGCTATCCAGATGAGCCGGCACAAACCCTACGAGATCGTGTGCGACAACCAGGGCGGTCATAAGAAGAACGCGGCGCTGGGCCTTTTCTCGAAGATCAGCCGTATCCACCGCCCGACAGCTCCGTATAATGGCGAATCTAAGACGATTGAGAACATTTTCTACCGCTTCCAGAGCCAGGTATTGAAGAAACGTTTCGGTTTCACCGGGCAGAATATTACGGCAAAGAGAGATACAAGCCGTCCGAATTTGGAATTCATCAACGCGAACATCGACTCCCTCCCCACATTGGAGGAACTGAAGGAACAGTATGCCGCCGCCCGTGAGCAGTGGAATTCAATGAAACACCCTGCCACCGGCATCTCCCGGATTGAGATGTACAATACCAGCGTGAACGAGGCTACCGATGCGGTAAGTGTGTCGGATATGGTGGAGATGTTCTGGTACACGACCGATAAACCGTCGCTGTTCACCGCCAGCGGTATCGAGATCACGGTACAGGGAAAGAAATACCCTTACGAGGTTTTCTCCGCCCCCGGTGAGCCTGATCTGGAATGGCGCCGGCGTAACACCTACAAGAAGTTCTATGTCCAGTACGATCCCTATGACATGAGCAGCGTACGTCTGCTGTACAAGGATAAGGGCGGAGCGATGCGTTTCGAGTGTGTGGCTTCGTTCCCGCTGATGATCCACCGTGCCCAGCAGGAGCAGACGGAAGCCGAGAAACGTTTCATCCGCGCCCAGCAGGAGGCCGTCATCAACGAGCGTATAAACCGCCAGGTCGTTGCCAAGGACATCGAGTACGAACATGGTGTCGCACCGGAACAGAACGGTCTGCGTACCCCTGACCTGAAAGGGCTCGGAAAGGAGGCACAACGCCAGATTGACCGTCGCACAAGAAAATACAGCCAGCCGCCCCGTCCTTCCATCGGCCGAGACATGAAAGTCATCAGCAACGTGACATGGGACAGCTTTGAGAAGAAGGAAGTGAGCATCCGCAAGGTGGTCGGGAAATTATAAGGAACAGATTTATAACAAGATAAAAAGAAATTGATTATGGAAATTACAATGAAAGAAAAGGACGCCATCAGTGAAAGCCTCCGGGCTTACGTGGCGAAATACCCGAGCCAGACGAAGGCTGCGGGCAGCCTGAAGGGAGTCAGTGTAGGCACTGTTAGCAATATCCTGAACGGCCGTTATGAGAATATCAGCGACGAGATGTTCCGTAATGTCGCCTCGCAGGTCGGTGGTGTAAGCGCTACCGGCTGGCAGATCGTGGAGACCGGCGCTTACCAGGAGATCACGGCTGTGCTCTCCGACGCGCAACGCTGGCGCAATGTTACCTGGGTGACCGGCGAGGCCGGTTGTGGCAAGAGTACCACCGCCCGTGTTTACCTCCAGGAGCATAAGGAGGTTTTCTATATCCTCTGCTCCGAGGACATGAAGAAAGGTGACTTTGTCCGCGAGATCGCCCGTACGGTCGGAATCCGGACCGAAGGGTATAATATCCGTGAGGTGTGGGGGCTTATATTGGATGACATCATCCAGATGGACGCACCCCTGCTGGTGTTCGACGAGGCGGACAAGCTGACCGAACCGGTGTTCCACTATTTCATCAGCCTGTACAACAAGCTGGAGGAGAAATGCGGTGTCGTGTTCTTGAGTACCGACTACATCGCCAAGCGCATCAGCAACGGCCTGCGGTACCAGAAGCCCGGCTACAAGGAGTTCTACAGCCGTATCGGACGAAAGTTTTACGAACTGGAGCCCACGGACGTGAACGACGTGTTCGCGATCTGTTCCGCCAACGGCGTGACTGACAGGAAAGATATCGACAAGGTGATAAAGGAGGCTTCGACATGTGACTTTGATTTGCGCCGTGTGAGGAAGTCCATTCACAAGGTAAAACGTATGACGGGGGAATGACTCCCGTTCAAATGCCGTTCAAACGTAATTTTAAGGATATGGAAAACAAATTTGAATACTTAAAGATCGACGGTCGCGGGCAGCTTCCCGCTCCCTGGAGCGATTATCCAGTCTTGACTGAATATGAGACGGTGACCGTTTACCGGAATGGTCGCGACTACCTGGACGCCCTTGTGGGACAGCAGGACGGCTGGTGGGTTGCCGGTGTACACATGCAGGTGAACAGTTCCGGTGCCGGTTTCAATCCGGGACGTAAATGGGGACAGTTCTCCACCCGTGAGAATGCCCTTCTGTGGGCACTCGGCTGGATGCTCTGCCATAAGAAGATGCGGGGTGCTGCACGTCAGGCCGTGCTTGATCAAATAGACAATATCCGGCAATTAAAATTGTTCTGACCATGGAAGAAGAGAAAAAGGATAATAAAAAGACCGGCATGAGACGTGCCTTGAATGTCAGGGACATTCTGAACAAGAAGTATGACGTGTTTCCTTTCGAGGGGAAATGGAAGGACGCCTTCGACACTCCGGAAGTCCGGGGCTGCTGGTTCGTGTGGGGCAACAGCGGTAACGGAAAGACCTCCTTTGTGATGCAGCTCTGCAAGGAACTTTGCAAGTATGACCGTGTGGCGTTCAACTCTCTGGAGGAAGGAACCTCTCTGACTGTCCAGAACAACCTGCGGCGCTTTGGTATGGCCGAAGTGAGCCGCCACCTCGCGTTCATCAAGGAGGACATCCCCACCTTGAAGATCAGGCTCCGGCGTCATAAGAGTTTCAACATCGTGATCATTGACAGCTTCCAATACACACAGATGACGTACCGTGACTATATCCAGCTGAAGGAGGAGTTTCCGGACAAGCTGTTTGTTTTCATCAGCCATGCCCGCGGCAAGAATCCTAAAGGCGATGCGGCCACGAGCGTGATGTATGATGCCGACCTGAAGATATGGGTGGAGGGATACGTCGCCTTCAGCAAGGGACGTTATCAGGGTTCCACTGGTGAATATACGATCTGGGAAAAGGGTGCCTATGACTATTGGAATGTGGCGGGACCGAAACAGAAAGGAGGCCAGGCATGAGCAGGATAAAGAAACAGCTGGAGATCTGTCCTCCCGCCTATATGTGTAAGG